CAGTGGAAATTTGCGGCGGCCAAACAGCTCTTGCCAGTGCGATCGGTTTGCGTCAAGGAAACGTTTGGTCATGGATTAACAGATTCGGGAACAAGGTTCCTCCTGAATATGTTCTATCAGTTGCGGCTGCAACTAAATGGATGTTGACCCCAAATGAACTCCGCCCCGATATCTACCCCCATCCCCTGGATGGGCTTCCTGAAAACCTGCGGCTTACAGGGACCCAAAACGAAATAAAGGCGGAAGCGTGAAACCGCGCATTTCCGAGCGGACCCACTAATGATCGATGAAGCCCATGTAAACGTGATGCCGATAACCATCGAAGTGATCGTCTTCGCAAATGGCCTGGTATGCATCGAATGCCGGACGGGGTATTCGGAATTCTGGGTGGAACTTGGCAAGAATATTGGTTGGGGCAGATTCATAAAGATAGATCCTACGAAAATTGGGAAAGCGCCGTTTGTATTAGCCGAAGTGCGTCCGGCGCATGCGCCAGTCCCGAGTCCAATAGTTTCATCGTTAGGTGTTTTGTGGACTCGGCAGGCAGCTCTCGAAGCGCATCACTCCATTTCTTCTTATCTTGCGGATCTATCTCAGACGTCATGATTTTGGTTTCGATCAACGCTTTCAGAGCGTCGTCATGAAACTTGATCGTGACCGTTCCGAGTATTGCGGAGAGGCCGCCATCATCGGCCAGGAAATCCATTCCTTTTGCGGTAATGGAGGGCGAGGAAAGACTATACAAACCGTCAATTGTCGGATGGACGCCGCTTTCAACCAATCCGTGTTCGGCGAGGTAACACATGTTGGCGACATAGCGATGTTTTTGGTCGGCATCCATTCCTTTTCCCATTTTTGGATCAAAAAAAGGAGAGGGATAACTCTCGGAAAGCATATTCAACAGTTCAAGCTGGTAAGCGCGGTCGAGCTTCATTGGGATTCCTTTGTGATTGGAATTGATGTGGAAATCAAATCTTATCACTTTGGAATTCCCTCCTTTTTAGCCAATCGCATCATGCGCCCATCCGGTCAATATAAAAACGTCGTTTTTCAGGTAAAAACGACATGAGCATCAAGGACGTCGTCTATCGCGTGGTACACGGCTACCCAGGCGGCGTCCCGGCCATGGCTGCTCGCATGGGCATCAGCAAGCATGTCCTGCAAAACAAGGTTAATCCCAACAACTCCACTCATCATTCCACGGAAGAGGATCTGGAGCAGTACCAGATGTATGCGGACTCGGACGAGATCGCGAAGGAATTCGCGAACCAGCGCAGCATGGTCTGTATCCCGATCACGCAGCACCAGGGTGCATCCGATAAGGAGCTCTTCGACCTGATCATCAACATGGAGCGAGAGAAGTCGGACTGGCTGAACTCGATCCAGAAAGCGCTGGCTGACGGGATCATCGATCCATCCGAATTCGAACGCATCAAGAAGGAATCCCTGGAACATCTTTCGGCGGTTGCCGAGTTCGCCAGCCGGATCGAATCGATCGTGCAGGAAAGGCGGCGGCTGCCGCGCAATGGTAAAAAGCAGGGCAAGTGACCTCTTCCGCCGTCGATCCAATAGATTTATCCGCGATTCCGCCCGCGCTTCGCACTCGCCGCCAATGGCTGCTGTGGCGATTCGAGCAGAGTGAGGGTGACAAGAAACCGCGCAAGATGCCGTATTACATTTCCGGCAAACGGCGAACCGGCGAACAGGGCAGTGACGATGATCGCTCGGCGCTGACCGGCTTCGATGAAATATGTGCCGCTTCCGCCACTGGGCGATATTCCGGAATCGGATTTGCATTCCTCCCGGGCGACGGCCTCATCGGCATCGATATCGATGGCGCCATAGATCTCGAAACCGGCGAGATTTCTGAGCGAGCCGCCAAGATCATCCAGGCCTGCGCCAGCTACACCGAATACTCACCTTCCCGCAAAGGCGTTCACATCATCGTTGCGGGGGATTCCGAAACCTTCAAATCCAACGATATCGGGGTCGAGGTTTTCTGCGGTCGGCAGTACTTCACTGTCACCGGCGCACGATTTTCCGGCACACCGACGGACGTGACCCCGATCACTCAAAAAACGCTGGCCCGGCTCAAGAAAACGGTGGATGCCGCGAAGCAGAAACGCGCCAGTCCTGCCCCTTCTGCACCCACCGATATCGATGTGAGGTCGAAACTGGAATCGGCATTGGCTTTCGTCTCACCCGAGTGCGGCTACGACGACTGGATCCAAATTGGCATGGCTATTCACGCGGAGCTGGGAGACGGCGGATTCTCTGTCTGGGATAGCTGGTCTGCGAAGAGCGCGAAATATCCCGGCAGCAGAGAATTAAACAGCCACTGGAAAAGCTTCAAATCCGGCGGCATCACGGGCGCGACCATCTTCAAGCAGGCTATGCAAGCAGGCTGGCGGCCGCCGCGGTTGAAAGCCGTGCCGAGCTCGAAAAAAAAATCTTGCCCTCCCTCTGATAATGACGCGCCAACCGCACCCAAGGGGGATAAGGGGAAACGATCCAACAAGGATATCGACTGGGACCGGTATAACGAGCTGCTGGACCAGTTCGTGCTGATCTACAGCACCGATACCGCGTTTGACATGCGGACGCGGAAAATCCTGAAGGTCAATACCATGCGGCTGGCATTCGGGAATGACTACGTCAAGATGTGGCTCGCCTCCGACCGGCGCAAGATGATCATGCCGGAGCAACTGGTCTTCGTGCCGGCCGGCAACGTTAAGTTTCCCGAAGTGAATCTGTTCGATGGTTTCACCACGGAGCGCAAGCGGGGAGATTGCTCCGCCATCATCGAGCTGCTCTATCACTTGTGCGCCGAGTCCGCGGAATCGGAACTCGCTATCGAAGCACTGGTTTCATGGGCACTGAAATGGCTCGCGCTACCGCTGCAGCGACCTGGAACGAAGATGCGCTCCGCCCTGATATTCCATGGACCGCAGGGCATCGGCAAAAACCTGTTTTTCGAAACGGTCGCGAAAATCTATGGCCGGTATTCCCTCGTCGTCGGCCAGGACCAGATCGAGGACAAGTTCAACGACTGGGCTTCGCAAAAGCTGTTTCTGATCGGTGACGAAGTGGTGGCCAGGCAGGAGCTCTACCACCACAAGAACAAGCTGAAAGCGTTCATCACGGGCGACACGATCCAGATTAATACGAAGATGATGCCGCTACGAACGGAGACAAACCACGCCAACGTGGTGTTTCTCTCGAACGAGCATCAGCCCCTGGCTCTGGAAGAGGGAGACCGGCGTTATTTCGTGATCTACACGCCGCCCTTCCGTCATGATGAGCTTTACCTTCGCGTTGCGGCCTCTGTCAAAAGCGATGGGGTAGCTGCGTTTTACGATCACCTCCTCTCCCTCGATCTTGAGGGGTTTTCCGAGTTCGATATTCCCCCGATGACCAAGGCGAAGCGCGACCTGATCGAGCTTGGCCTCAAGCCGCCAGAGCGCTTCATCCGGGAATGGATGGCGGGATATCTCCCGCTCCCTCTACAGGTATGTTCCGCAGGGCAGTTATATAAAGCTTTCCGGTACTGGTGCGGCCAGACAGGGGAGCGGTTTCCCCCTACACAGGAGCAATTCAGCAAGACGACCAAGAAATCGGCTGATTGGCTCGCCAGTAGGACATCGAGTCAGGAGGTCCTGCTGACCTATAAGGTGGTCAAGCTGGATGACGTGCAAAACGGGAAGCGATCCGAGCGCATCTGGATACCTCGCGGAGAGCAGGCGCCAGTGGATATGACGGAAGGCCGTTGGGCGGCAAAGGAAATAAGGCGGTTTGACGAAATGTTGGATGAGTTTCTCGGGAAAAAGGGAGATTTCGGGCCATGAAACCCGCGCAGTTACGCAGGTTACGCGCCGGTTACGCGCTAGTTACGCGTGAAACCCGCGCAGTTACGCGAGTTACGCGTAATCCGTGCGCGCGCGTACGTGAGAGATTTTCTCATTCATTCTCTTCCTCTCTCCATCTGTGCAAATTTTGCGCAAGTTGGAAAACCCCGCGTAACCGCGTAACTCACGTAACTGCAATGCTTCCAGGCGTAACCGTTCGCGTAACTGAACCACTTACGCGTAACTAAAAATAGGGGTTGAAGGGATGAAAGATAGTGAACTTGAAAAGCTTCGGGGTAATTACCTTCTCGTTCGAAATTGGTGGCGGAAGGCGGATGGTTGGACGGAAGCCGATCTGCAGGAAGCGGATGCCGGCATCAGGAAAGCAATCGATAGCGGCGATGACGAACTGATCGCCTGCTGGGTTAGCTGGATCGAAAAAAAGGCGATCCAGATTCAGGTATTCACCGGGAAGGTGCGTGAAATGGAAAACCGTATTCTCGAGCAAACGAAAGCCGAGCAGCTGGAGGAATGCCATGGATAAGAGCTATGCCCTTCCGGCGATCTATTACCGCGATCCCGCCGAAGCGCTCGAACAGCTGGAGATGGACAGCCTGGGCTGCAAGCTATGCACGCGTCACGTCGTATTTCTCGGCCGCTCGCTCTGCACCCATGAAAAGAACGAGAAACAGGAAGGCGTGCCGAGGATCGGGCACAGATGCAAGTGGTTTGAGGAAAGGAGATAGGCATGAGCAAGAAAATCTACGGTGCACTGTCTGAGGGTTTCATCCGCCGGATGCGCAACTGGGCATCTACCACCGCTGGTGTGTTGCCGATGGGCTATGCCATGAGCTCATGCTATGGAATCTCGGCCGGGGATACGTATGGTGAATCGGGGGAACCGATACTGATCGGCGAAGCGGAAGACATCAACGTGGCGCTGGTGAAGCTTCCCCTGCGTTATCGCACGGCAGTAATGTTATTTTGGCGATATGAGGGAAGGCCGCTGACCTGGTTTGCCAGGCGGTGCGGCGACGGAGTTGACTGGCGTACGTTCGAGAGCCGAGTAATGCATGGACACGAACTGCTGAAGTCGGAAATAGCGCGCCAGCATGAGAAGCTGGAAAAATATAGAGCGGCAATAAAGCGCCTGCATATGGCTTGACTTTCCATTTTTGTCGGTTTATCCTCCCGCTTGTAGGATTTTGAGAAGTCCGCCCAAATAAGCCAGCCACCCCCCGAGCTGGCTTTTTTATTGCCCATGTACTACAGTTGAGCTTCCATAACTCTTCGGAAGCGGATGATGAAATTGGTCGCAATAATGGGAACGGCTGCCTTTCTGGCAGGCTGTGCAGGTCCAACAATATATGCAAAGCCCGGCGTAACACCAGAACAGGAACGCAAGGATTTCGCTGAATGTAACTTTGAAGCAGTGAAGGCAACCGGCAGCGCTCCAGGTGGATCGATCACTTACGATACCTCTACGACAATAGCCAACGATCTTGCTACCGGCATGCGCAGAGGTGAAATCATGCAGGCGTGCCTTGTGGCAAAGGGATACTCGCCTAAGACTTAATAAGCTGGTGGAGCAAGAATGGTTGATACGATCAAAGAAGCACAGAACGCCAAGGACGAACTTGAGAATGCCATCCTGGATAAGATCCGAGCATTTGAATCAAGATATGGCATCAGCGTGCAGAGCGTTGATCTTATCCATCACTACTGCATAGGCTCCAACGAAACTGTCGCAAGCGTCAGTGTGATAGCCGAGATTTAGCGAAACAACGATCCAATCAAGCCCACTTAATCAGTGGGCTTTTTTATTTTCCAAGGTACTTCCAGGGACCGCGGTCAACGCGGCGCGCAAGACCGCGAAAAAACGCTAGTGACTGAAACCGCATGGGGTGGTCATCTTGGGGTGGTCTCGTGGTCATTATGGTGGTCGTGTAACGGTCAGTAGGTAGACGGATGGCAGACTTCGTTTCACTGAGAGAATTCTCCCGTCGCCTGGATGTAAGACTTTCCGCCGTTCAAAAAGCGATCAGGACCGGACGCGTGACCTCGGTCAAACGCGATGACAAGGGCCGCCTAGTTGGCGTTCATCCTGAACTCGGCCTGCAGGAATGGGCTCGCAACACGGACCCATGCGAAGCCGTAAAAAGCGGCAAGATAATCGAAGCACCTCCGACGAATGCGGCGCAGCTGCCGCTCGTGCAGACGTCTGCACAACAGACTGCGGATGCCGAACCTTCAGTGCCGGGTTACCAGGATCATCGCGCTAAGCGCGAGAAGCACCTGGCCGACATCGCCGAGTTGGAATACCTGGAGCGCGTCGGCACGCTGGTTTCCGCAGCGGACGTCGAGCGCGAGACCGCCGAAATTTTCACGCTCCTCAAGAGCAATATCTTCCGCATTGTCGATCGCAAGGCCCAGTTGCTCGCTACGGAAAGCGACCCTGCCAGGATCGAGCGATTGCTGAGAGCCGAACTGACACTGGTATTTGATGAATGCTCGCGCGGATTTGACGACACTGTTGCCAGCCGGGCTGAGGAACGCCCGGCAGCTATGTCGTAAGATTGCTGCGCGCGCCCTGGCGCCTGAACCGGATTTGACCGTTTCCACCTGGTCTGACCAGCACCGCAAGCTGTCGTCCAAGGCTTCATCCGAACCTGGCCAATGGCAGACATCGCGTACGCCCTACCTGCGCGAGATAATGGACGCGATGTCCATGTCGCATCCGTGCACTGATGGCGCATTCATGAAAGGTACCCAGATCGGAGGGTCCGAAGCGCTATATAACGCGATCGGTTATGTTGCCGACCAGGTGCCCTGCCCGATCATGTTGGTAATGCCAACGACGGATACTGGCAAGCGCGTATCGAAACAGCGCCTGCAGCCGATGATCGACGAAACACCTTGCCTGCGGACCCGCTTCGCCGAAGTCAAATCCCGGGTATCGTCGAACACGATCCTGATGAAAGACTTTCCCGGCGGGGTCCTGGTCATTACCGGCGCCAACTCCGGTCCGGGACTGCGCTCGATGCCGGTCCGGGTGCTGCTGCAGGACGAGATCGATGCCTATCCGGATGATGTGGATGGAGAAGGCGATCCGGCAGCGGTAGCGGATAAGCGCACTGACACCTATGCGCGGGCAAAGCGCATCAAGTGCTCAACGCCGAAGATCAAGGGAAAGTCGCGGATCGACCGTCGATACCAGGCGGGGACGCAGGCGCGTTATTACGTCCCCTGCCCGCATTGCGCGCATGAGCAGCACCTGCGCTGGGACCAGATGCGCTGGGATCTGATGCATCGATGCGAAGCCGTGTGTGCGGAATGTGGCGGAATATCCGAAATTGACGCGGATGCACAAGATGCGATTACGTGCCAGCATTGCCAGGGCGAGATCCCGATCAACGACAGCACCGCGCGCGAGGTGATCACCGATGAAATCGAGCGCGTCTGGTACGAGTGCGAAGGCTGCGGCGAACCGATTCAGGAGCACCATAAAACCGCGATGCTTGAGCAGGGCCGGCACATCCACCACGCGCCGGGCCCAGGTATGGTTTTGGAAGACCATGATCCGGATCCACATGCCCTGTGGGCCATGGTCCGGGGGGAAGTAAAGCGTTTCCTGCCAAACTGGACAAAACCCTTGTCCTGGCATGTGTCAGCGTTGTATTCGCCGCTGGGCTGGTTCAGCTGGCACAAGGCCGTGCGCCAGTATCTGGATGCGCAGCGGGGAGGCTATGACGAGGAGACCGGCGAATCTCTGATGCAGGTGTTCGAGAACACCGTCAAGGGCGAACCGTATGAGATCGTTGGCGAACAGCCGAAGATCAATCTCATCAAGCAGCGGGTCGAGGATTACCAGGTGGGACAAGTGCCTGCCGGCGGTCTGCTGTTGGTGGCTGGGGTCGATGTCCAGGGCGATCGCCTCGAAGTCGAGGTGGATGCCTTTGGGCGCGGAGAGGAATGCTGGACTGTCGATCATCAGGTCATCCATGGCGACCCTACCCGCAAAGGTCCAGGTTCAGTATGGGATGCGCTAGCGGAACTGCGCAGCAAGGCGTATGCGCATGCCGGCGGACAGACAGTCAGGATTACAGCCATGGCGGTCGATTCGGGCTATCTCACTCAGGAAGTTTACGACTTCTGCCGGACCTGGTCGCATCGCCACGTATTTGCCACCAAGGGCGACGGCGCTACCGGCAAGCCGGTCATCTCGCGTCCCGCCTTGGTAGACATGAACTACAAGGGCGCGCGGATCAAGCATGGCGTGCAGTTGTGGCACGTCGGTACCGATACGGCGAAGGAACGCTTTTACAAACGCCTGGAACTGGAAGAGCGCGGCGCCGGGTATCACCACTTTCCCCGAGGCTTGCCAGATGAATACTTCGAGCAGCTCGCGGCGGAGAAGCTGATCCGGCGCAGGGTGCGCGGAATGGAAAAACATGAGTGGATCAAAACCCGCGAGCGCAATGAAGCGTTGGATCTGAAAATACTCTGCTACGCGGCCGCGATCTATGCCGGCCTGCAGCGCACCAATTGGGATATGTTGGAATCCGTGATCAATCCAACGCAGCAAGACATGTTTGCCAGGAAGAATACTACACCATCGCCAGCGATGCAGGCCGCGGGGGGCGCGGTTTCCGCGCCCCCACCAGTGCCACTGGCCGTACCGCAATCCCAGCAACCCGCCCCGAGCGGGTTTTTTAATGCCCCGAAAACGCGGCGTATGCGCAGTGCAGGCATTACAGCGAGATAAAAGATGGCGGGAATCACATTGGAACAAGCCGAAGCGCAGCTGGCGCTATGGATCGAAGCGGATATGCGCGTTTCCAAGAAGCAGGAATATACCGTTGCCGGCCGCACCTGGCGCGCTGCTGACGCTGCTGAGATCAGTAACAAGATCGAGTACTGGAATGGTTGGGTGCAGAGGCTTTCGCGCGGCGGTACCGGCGGCATGCGAATTCGCGGAGTGACGCCTGTATGAAGTTTTCCGTGAAGGTTGGCCGTCAGGAAATCTCGGTTAACGAAAATCTGGTCGATCGCGCAGTACGCTACTTCAACCCGAACCGCGCACAGCGGCGGATGCAGGCACGCTTGCAGATGGAAGCCTTTGCTGGCGGCAACAGTTACACGGGCGCATCGAAGTCGCGGCGCTCGATGAAAGAATGGCAAACCACCAGCAACAGCGCCGATGGTGATGTCCTGTTTGATCTGCCGTTACTGCGCGAGCGGTCGCGTGACCTGGTGCGCAATGCGCCGCTGGCCTCCGGCGCCATTAACACGGTCGTCACCAATGTGATTGGGACAGGCCTGTCGCTCCAGTCACGCGTGAATCGCGAAGTCCTGGGCATGACCGAAGAACAGGCTGCCGAGTGGCAAAAAAATAGCGAGCGTGAATTCCGCATGTGGAGCGAGAGCCCGGATTGCGATATCACGCGGACACAGAATTTTTATGAATTGCAAGATCTCGTCTTTCGAGGAGCCCTGGAATCGGGTGATTCATTCGCTCTGCTGCCGCACCTCAAGCGTCCGGGTGACGCCTATGGACTGAAGGTTCAGCTAGTGGAGGGCGATAGGGTAAGTAATCCCAACTTTGCAAGGGACAAGCTCGGCTTCGCCGGCGGGGTCGAATTGGACGATACCGGGGCGCCGGTCGCCTATCATATTCTGAAGACTCACCCTGGCGATCTGAATGTCAAGAGCAGGCAGTGGGATCGCATCCTCGCCTTCGGAGAAAAAACCGGCCGGCGCAATGTGCTGCACCTCTTCAAGCGGGTGCGACCAGGACAGAATCGCGGCGTTCCATACCTCGCGCCGGTAATCGATGCATTGAAACAGATTGATCGCTATACCGAAGCCGAAATCATGGCGGCGGTGGTGTCTGGCATGTTTACGGTTTTTGTTCACTCCGAGGGACAAGGGCTGGACCCTGCGAACCAGATGGGCATGGCCGCCGAGACCGGCGCGCGCCCGTCCGATACCGATATCAAGATGGCGTCAGGCGCCATCATCGATCTCGGCCTCAATGAAAAAATTGAGACGGCAAATCCCGGCCGGCCGAATACGGCGTTTGATCCTTTCGTCATGGCGATCCTGAGGCAGGTTGGTGTAGCTCTCGAATTGCCATTTGAAATACTGGTTAAACACTTCACAGCCAGCTACAGCGCGGCACGCGCCGCCATGCTGGAGGCATGGAAGTTTTTCCGCGTTCGGCGCGACTGGATCGCCGGGCGATTCTGCCAGCCTATTTATGAGATGTTTCTGGCCGAAGCGATTGCAAGCGGCCGTATCCTGGCGCCGGGCTTCTTCGATGATCCGCTTATCCGTGCCGCCTATTGCGCTGCGCAATGGCAAGGCGACGGGCCTGGCGCGATCGACCCGCTCAAAGAATCCTTGGCGGTGGAAAAGCGGCTTGAAATCGGCCTGTCAACGCTGGCAAAGGAAACCGCCGCATACGATGGGAGCGATTGGGAAGACAACCACACCCAGCAAGTGCGCGAGAACGCGATGCGCCTGGAAGGCGGACTGATAGCGACGCAACCCACCCCAGCTGCTGTTGCGCCTGCTGCAGCGCCTGAGGACACTGCTACCGAGGAAACCGATCAGCCGGAGAATGCTGACGCCAAACTTCTTTCGGAGATTGAAAGGCAGGCGGCGCCTGCGGATGTGAGTGGGGAGATCAAGCAGCTCCGGGCAGAGTTCGAGCAATTGATTCGATTGGTCGGACAAATCAGCGCCCAGCACCCGCCGCGCAAATATGTTCAGCATATCGAGCGCGACCAAAACAATGAAATCATCCGAGTCACCAATACGATAGTAGAGGATTAAAAATGGCAAACGTACTTTTCAACAAGGGCCGCGAAGGCATCCTGGATACCACCATCGATATTACCGGTGACGTGCGTGTGATGCTGGTGAAAAGCGCCTACACGTTCAGTGCAGCGCATGAGTTTCTGTCTGACATCACATCGGGAAACGATAACGGCCGCTCCGCTGCCTTGGGATCGAAGACCTATACCGACGGGGTATTCGATGCCGCGGACACGTCGCTTACTGCCACGGCTGCTGCTGCGAGCAATGCGCTTGTGCTGTTCCAGCATACCGGCTCCGATTCCACGGCCAGGCTGATCGCCTACATTGATACGCCGAGTTCCGGCCTTCCATTCACCCCGTCCGCTGGCCAGGCAGTAAATATCACGTGGGATTCCGGCGCCAACAAGATATTCAAACTCTAATTTTCGGGAGTTATTTCGGTGCAAGGCTTACTCGAAGAATTACGTGATGATCCGGTGGGTCTGGGATACGCGGCACTTACCGCAGTCGATAATGATGAAGGGGTAGCGGCACTGCTGAATAGCGCGATGACATCCGTAGTGGGAGAAATCGCGCGCTCAGATCTGGCAACTTGGGCGGCTGCCACTGGTATGAGGGCGAAGATAGAAGACGTGGCGAAGGATGATCAGTCGCCGCTACGGTCATCCGCCCTGGCGATTATCGATGTGCTGAAAGGCGCATCAAGCGGTATCGACATTTCAAAACCTACGAACGCGCAAATTCTGGATGCCTGGGAAAGCGCAACTCTTTTGAGTGCGGAAGATAAAGCATCTTTCGTTACGCTCGCCACGCATGACATACCTCGATCCGTATCCCTTTTCGGGAAATTGATAACAGCGAACGATGTCGCCAAGGTTGTGCGTGACGCCCTGGGCAATTCACTTTTAGGGGATTGATATGGCGCTGACCAAAACAGCAAGAACACTCGTTGGCAGTCAGTCACTTGCTGCCGGTGCTGGCCCACTGCGCGGCACACTGGACCTGAACGCAGTGCAGGGTCCGAGTCGGCTCACAATCAAGATCACGAATGGTGGGACAGGACCGACAACGCAATGCACGGCTCGGGTGTTGATAGCGCACAGCGGCACTCTACCGACCGCTGCCTCGGAAGGAGCGGACTGGAAGACGCTATTCCCCCCTGTTGGTCCTGGCACCGGTGCTGGTGCTGCTCAGTCATGGAGCTATCCTATCGGCCGAGAAATCATGTGCCTCGAGGTTGAATTTACCGGCAATACCGGACAGGCGGTGACTGTCGAGGCGTATTTAAGCGAACTGACGAGCGTGTCGTAAGATGCTAGTTCTCAGCAACCAACCGCTTTATCCCGCAAAGCTTAATCTTTCTCATCCGGCTCTGGCGGGCAGTAGCGCCCAGATTATCTGTGTTGGCGATCAAAATGGTTTTCTTCGGAATGCCGGATCGCTGATTGCACAGCCTATACCTGGCGGTACCCTGGCTTCCGGAACGACCGATGCTGGATCAGCGCTGGCATTCAACGGGTCCAGTACTTACCTAGATTTTGGCACGGCGAATATTCCCACCGACGAATTCACTTTGCTGTGGGGCGGAGTATTTGACGCCCTGAGCGGTGTTACGGGAATCGTGGATTGCTGTAACGGTTCGTCGAATGGCTGGAGCCTATTCACAAGCGGCACAGATATGTATCTGTCCGGGAACCACTACAGCGGAGATTTGCTCACATCGGGCTGGGCGACGGGCACGTTTTATCATGGAGCCGCCAGGAATAAGTCGGGAACGGGAATATCAATCTTCCGCAATGGCGTCAAAATTGCGGATAGTGGATTTGGACTGGTTGGCGTATCTAACCCCACCAATCCATTTTTGTTCGGGCAGCTTCGGGTCAGTGGGCCCCGTTTCATATCGGGACGCTTCGCATATTTTTTCCTTTTCGATCGGTATCTCAGCGACGACCTTATAAAGTCGCTGCAAGCCAACCCCTGGCAGGTATTCGAACCCGAAGATGATTCCATAGATTTAATTTTCGCGGTGCCCGGCGACATCTCCGGTGCCGGAAAGATCGCCAGCATTGAAGCGTTCGGCAGCACGGTGCTCGGTACGATTATCGCATCGTCTGGAATCGCTGCAGTAACGGCTATAGGGCAGCCGAGCGTTGGCACTCAGGCACAAGAAATAGTTGGAACAGGAGGCATAACCGCTGCAGAGGCTAGCGGATCGCCCACAATTGGCGCCGTGATGGCTGCCACAGGGATAGGAACTGCCGAAGCCATGGGGCAGCCGGTTCCATATCCGGTTGTGACCGCAACGGCCATAGCTGGCGCTGAAGCTTTTGGCTCCCCAGCCATTGCCGTCGCTGCCGTCGCTGCCGGGATCGCCTCTGCCGAAACGCTCGGCAGCATGGAATTATCCGCCACCGTCGCGGCGGCAGGTATTACGCCAACCGCAGCAATCGGCGAGCCCGCCGTAGGCGGCGATCCTGTACAGGAAATCACTTCCGCCGGCATAGCCAGCATGGCGGCGTTGGGACAACCATCCACTGGCGCTGCGGTACAAACATCAGGCATTGCCTCTGCCCAGGCGATCGGCCAGCCGAATGTCGGTGCAGCAGCGGCCGAGATCGCTGCCATCGGCATCACCTCTGCCGAAATATTGGGATCGCCATCAGCTGCTGCCGGTATCGATGTCGCAGGAATAGCCAGTGCCGCAACCACGGGAAGTGTAGCGCTTGGCGCCCGGATAAGCGCCGCTGGCATTGTGACCGTAGCGGCCGTCGGCACGCCGGTCGTGGGCGAGATTATTGCCACGACGATCACAGGCGCAGGGGCGATAGCCGCCGCTGAAGCGTTTGGCCAGGTGTCGGTACGACCGTTGGTGCCCTATACCGGGACCGGCTTCCAACCTGGGTCGGGCCACCGCAGGCCGGTTCGTAACCGGGTAACGCGGCAGATCGAATTGAAAAAAATGCCGCATGGCATCGGAGCTGGCGGAATCCCTAGCGGGGAGCGTCTCGGATATCCAGCGCTTAACTGGGGCGGCCGCAGCCGCAAGGTGAGGGATGATGAATTTCTGCTCCGGCGCGCCGCGTAAACAGGAGATCACATGAGCAAACTGTTGGACATCGTCAATTCCCCCTGGGCCATCCAGCCAGACAAGCTGCGGGAGATCCGCGCGATTTATGAGACGCACCTCAAGGGCGAAAAAATAGATCTCGATGGCGTCCGGGCGCAGACTGGCCTCCCCCTGGTGAATGGTTCGCAGGGCTACGACGTGGTCGATGGCGTGGCCATCATTCCGATCATGGGGGTGATCGGAAAGCGCATGAACATGTTCTCCGCCATCTCAGGTGGCGCATCGTCTGAACTGATTGGCAAGGACATCCGGGACGCGCTGGCGGATGGCTCGGTACGCGCCATCATCCTGCATATCGACTCGCCCGGTGGGACAGTGGATGGAACGCAAGCGCTGGCCGATATCGTTGCCCAGGCAAGCGAACAAAAACCCGTCGTGACATTCGCCGACGGCCTCATGGCTTCCGCCGCCTACTGGATTGGCTCTGCCGCCGAGGCGATCTACATCGACGGGCCAACTACGCATGTCGGCTCCATCGGCGTGGTGGCGTCGCACACCGATATCAGCCAGGCCGAAGCCAACAGGGGAATCAAGACCACTGAAATTTCTTCTGGAAAATACAAGCGCATTGCTTCGACCTATGCACCGCTTTCCGACGAGGGCAGGCAGTCCATACAGGATATGACTGACTATATCTATTCGATATTCGTCAATGCGGTGGCGGCCAACCGCGGCGTTTCTCTCGAAATGGTTCTTACGAACATGGCCGACGGCAAAACCTTCACGGGCCAGCAGGCGATAGACGCGGGCCTGGTGGATGGCATGACCACTCTCGATGCATTGATTGCCAGTTTGGCGGCAGGCAATGATCCTCTCACTTTGCCAGCCGGTGCCGCTGGCGGTGTAAAAACCCGCGCCGGTGTTGCGCTTTCCCACTCATCATCTGATAAAGGAACCGATATGCAAATCACGAAAGACTTCGTCGCAAAGAATCATCCTGACGTCGCCGCGGCATTCATCGCCGAGGGCCATGCGCAGGGCCATGCCCAGGGGCGTTCCGAAGGCATGAATGACGGCGCGACCCGCGAGCGTGAACGCATCCTGGCGCTCGATGCCCTTCCCGCACGGGGTCATGAAGCGCTGGTGGCTACGCTCAAGGCGGATGGCAAGACGACCGCTCCCGAGGCCGCGCTGCAGCTCATTCAGGCAGAGCAAGCCAAGGGCGGCAAGATGCTGGCAGCTTTGATAAAGGATGCACCGAATGCCGTTCCCACCGCGCCAGAGCCGGATGCAAACACCCGCGCTGCCGAAGATGACCGTCCCGTAGAAGATCGTTGTAAAGATACCTGGGACAAGGATGCGAAGATCCGCGCGGAGTTTGGCACCCTGAAAGACTACACTGCGTATGAAAAAGCCATGGCCTCCGGTCATGTTCGTATCCTGGGCAAGAAAAGCTAGCATTCCGCTCCGCGCCGCGCTCCAACTCAGTCAACCCGCCCAGGCGGGTTTTTTATTGCACGTTTTTTGAAAAGGAATGACAAATGAAATTCACGAAATCCATCATGCTTAATCTCTGCCTGGTGTTGCTTGTCACCGGTTCGGTCATGCTTGCCGGCATCCCATCGATGGACGACACATCGCTGTTGCCGATGATCGGCTTCGGCATGACCACGCTCGCAGCCAATATGCCGCGCGCCTATGAAATGGGCACCCGGAATGAACTGCCCATGATTGCCGCTGACATCATCTACGAAGGTGCGGCGGTCGGCATTGTTGCCGGCAGCGGCCTTGCCCGGCCTTTGGTCGCAGCGGACACCTTCGCCGGATTTGCCGAAGCCACAGCTGACAATTCCGCCGGCGCGGCTTCGGCCGTCAACGTTCGGGTGATCTCCGAAGGCATGATCCAACTGCCGATCGCGAGCCTCGTGATAACCAATATCGGCGCTTCCGTCTACGCATCGGATGACAACACCTTCAATCTGACGTCCAGCGGCAATACCAAGATTGGCGTTGTGCACAGGTTTATTTCCGC